TGCATATCCATCTACCACATCAAAACAGAATTGGTTCATTGAACTAAAGTCGAAAGACGATAATGTGACTATGGAGATGTCCATACGAACTAATAAAGCGGGTAGTGCGGGTCAAAAGAAACTGGGACAATTTTTCAATTTAGCAGTCAAATATAATTCACTGAGTACCAATTAAAGAAGGAGACTAAGATGGCACAATTTAGTGTAGTAAAACAACAAAATTTATTCAACGCGGACCTCCACGAAGTGGTGATGATTGCGGACAAAGACGGTAACATCCTAAACACCTCTGGTGCGGCAAGTAACATTCCACTTGCAGCTGGTGAAGTGACGGGGTACAAACATGTTCATAAGTTTGGTGCTACCGATGGAGATGTTAATTCAGGAATCGTCTGGGACGGGAATGATGACACAGATGGTTATCCTACAACTATCGCTGGATTTCCTTCGGTAAATTCTTCTGATAATGACGGAGACCTTGTGGTTCTCGAAGGATTAGACGAAAACTATGAAGAGATTACAGAGACCGTAGCGATTGGTAGTACTGCTACTAATAAATTCATTCGTGTTTTCCGTGCTTATATGGTAGACACTATTAATATCGCCGATGTAAACATCGTGATGTTATTTGTCAATGTAGGTAAAATTCTTGCGGGGAATGGACAAACTCTTATGGCAGTTTATTGTGTCCCTGCCGGTAAGACTGCATACCTAACTAAATTAACACTGGGGTCTGACAAAGCGTCTACTAACTCTGCGATGACATATAACCTGTTGGCGAGAGAAGTTCTTGACGGCGGAGTATTCAGAATCAAGGGGAGGTTCAACTCAGCGGGTGGTCAGAACATTCTTATGGAATATCCTGTACCATTACAGTTCACAGAAAAAACTGACATTCACATTGATGTTACTGCTGCACAAGCATCTTCTGTAAGTGCAACATTCGACATTATTTTGGTAGACAACGACTAATGGAAAACTTCGCAAACTTCATAACGGAACAGAAGAATACCCACATGACCCACATTGAGGACAAGGTTCTCTACGGTGGAGTTTCTGGTACGCGTGAAGCTATCAATGCGTTACGTGGTTTGCGAGACATGTTAGCGGGAAAGGGTGCGGGCAATGTATCTGTCAAATGGGACGGTGCGCCCGCAATCTTTTGTGGAGAGGACCCAAGTGACGGTAAGTTCTTTGTTGCTAAGAAAGGTATCTTCAACAAGAACCCAAAGGTCTATAAGACCGACGCAGACATCGACGCGGACACCAAGGGCGACCTGAACTCTAAGTTGAAAGACGCACTCAAGTATTTACCATCCCTAGGAATCAAGGGTGTCATACAAGGTGACTTTTTATTCGGTGACGGAGATGTCTCTACCAAGACCATCGATGGTCAGAAGTACAGTGTGTTTCATCCAAACACCATTGCATATGCAGTACCCTACGACCAAGCAAAAGAAGTACGTAGTGCCAAGATCGGTATCGTATGGCACACAACATACACTGGTGATACATTTGAGTCTATGCGAGCGACATATGGTGTGGACGTGTCGAAGTTTCGCAATTCTGTAAACGTATGGTCACAGGATGCAATGTTGACCGACGTGACTAATGCGACGATGAGTGAACGCGAGACTAAAGAGGTCAATGGACTACTGACACAAATTGGTCGTCTATTCAAACAGACATCTGCTACAACACTGAAGGCGCTAGAAGATAACCAGAACCTTGCACAGGCGATTGAGACTTACAACAACTCGTTTGTTCGTGCTGGTACGCTCATCCCAGACTCCAAGAGACACGTTAGAGGATTGATAAGTAATAGACAAGCTTACTACAAAAAAGAGATTGATAGTAAGAAGTCTCAACGTGGTAAAGACAATTGGAAACAGAAATTTGCAGATGAAATGGACTTTTTCTCTACTACTAATAAGACAAATCTAGAAAAGATGTTCGAAATGCAACGTTTGATGGTATTGGTCAAATTAAAACTTATAAATAGTTTGGACAAACTTAAATCGATTGATACTTTCGTGAAAACTTCTAATGGTTACAAGGTGACTGGTGAAGAGGGATACGTTGCAATTGATACACTTGGTGGTGATGCGGTGAAACTGGTTGACCGTATGGAATTTTCATACAACAACTTTTCATCCGATATATTGAAAGGGTGGGATTCCGCCCGTAGATAACATGGAATAAACCAATAGAGGAAAATGACATGCTGTCATTCAAAGACATGGTATCGGAAGTACTTGACGTTGCTCAACGTCGTAAACTTGCGATGCGTATGAAGAAGAACAAAGCACGAATCGCTATGGCGCGTAAACGTGCAGAAAGAAAAACTGCATCAATGGATGTCCTAAAGAAACGTGCACGTAAACAAGCACGTAACGCATTGGTATCTAAGATTACCAAAGGACAAGATAAGTCCGACATGACAGTCGCTCGTAAGAGAGAAATCGAGAAGCGACTGGACAAACCGGCAATGCAGTCAAAATTAGATCGGACCGCCCGAAAACTCATCAAAGTCGTTCGTAAGCAAGAAATGGAACGTAAGAGAAACAAAAGCAAGGCGGGCGATAAAAAGTGATTAAGAATTTTAGTCAATACCTTGTCGAAGAAGAACGCGAAGTCTATTTCACGTTTGGTCGTATGAATCCTCCTACGATTGGTCACGGCAAGGTAATGGATGCGTTAGCACAGAAGTCTGGGAAAGCAGACTATAAAGTATTTGTGTCTCAGTCACAGGACGCAAAGAAGAATCCTTTATCGTACTCCGACAAAATCAAACACACACGTAAGATGTTTCCGAAACATGCACGGAATATCATGGTGGATAAGTCGGTCAAGACCGCTATCAACGCCATGGTCGCACTGTATGACCAAGGTTATAAGTCAGTAACTATGGTTGTAGGTGACGACAGAATTACAGAATTCGATGTCCTGTTGAATAAGTACAATGGGACAAAGGCCAGACACGGTTTCTACAACTTCAAATCCATCAAAATAGTATCCGCCGGTAAGAGAGATCCGGATTCTGTTGGAGTTGAGGGTATGTCTGCCTCTAAACAACGTGAGAACGCATCAAAGAATGATTTCGTTGCATTTTCGCAAGGGGTTCCTAAGTCAATGTCTAACCCAGACACACGTAAGTTGTTCAACGACGTGCGTAAGGGTATGGGACTGAATGAAGCCAGCGAATTCCGTAGTCATATAGAATTAGCGACAGTGTCCGAAGCACGAGAGAAGTTCGTTCAAGGCGAACTCTTCGAAGTCGGTGATATGGTAGTGATCAAAGAAAGTGAAGAGGTCGCTATCATATCGATTCTAGGCGCGAACTATGTTATCGTTGAGACTAACGATGGCAAGAAGATGCGCAAGTGGTTAGAGTCTGTGGAGTTGATCTCCGAAGACGTGACCCAAAAGCAACTCAATGATTTAGAAAAGTTCGGTGACCGTTTGTTGAAGAAGTTCGACATCGACATCGAATTTACACGACACTTCGCAGACCGTATGAACGATAAGAGAAATGACCCTGCTATCAAGGTCACAGAACTCCAACGGTTGTTTAAGAAGATCGCAAAGAATAAGGGCAAAGACGTAAAGAAACACGGAGATGCGGAAGCAGTATTGAAAGATATGCAGTCCGATCTAAATCTCCCTGTTGTGGTGAACTATAAGAACGGTGAGTTCGAAGTAGTGAACAAAACTATCATGCGTAAGAAAGACTTCAAGACATCGAGTCCTGAAATCAAGTACGAGTCACAGGACCCAGATATAAAGGATCGTGAAGGTACTCAACCATCGCGTTACCATAAGGGACTAGAAAAGTCGACCAAGGTCAAACGTGATGCACACTTCAAGAAACATGGTAAGAAGGCAGACGATGATGAGTCTGCATACAAACCAGCGCCTGGCGATACAACTGCCAAGACTAAACCATCCAAGTACACCAAGTCATTCAAGGACATGTACGACGAAGATTGTTGGGATGGGTACAAAGAAGTTGGTATGAAGAAGAAAGGGAACAAGATGGTCCCTAATTGTGT